GTTGATTGGCCAGCGCGAGGCGGCCTGAATCAAAGGAGGGTCCGGCATGCGGTGCGGTTGGCCGACGGGTGTTCTAGCTTGGTGTTACATCAACGGCATGCCGGTCTACTACGGCCAGCCGTGGGTCCAGATTAACGGCGCGGCGGCGCTGCTGTCGTGGACAGTCACTAGCTTGCGCATCTCGATGCGCAACTGAGGAGGGCATGCGATGGGCGATATGGACAGAGCCTGGCGATTGCTTCGCCTCGTCGTCTGGACCGCACTCGTCGCTGCCTGGATTTGGGTGCACTGGTAAAGGAGGCTGATGTGGGAGCTTGTTCGACCTGTCCCCGATACACACCCGGAGCGGTGTGCTACGGCGCGCTGTGTGCCGAACACATAGCCGCATACGATAGACGGTCGCCGCGCGTCATCGGTGAAGAGAATCGTGACCGCGTTCGCCAATTCTTTGCGAACCACCTTTGCGCAACGCAGCGCGAATGTGCCGAGGCGTTGGGATTGAGCGACATGGCCGTCAACAGGCACGTTCGCGCGATCCGGGCCGAATGGCGAAACGACAACTAGGGAGGGTCAGCGTGTCGGGTTGGATCATCGCCCACGGCTCTAGCTACTATGGGCCATTCTCGAACAAGAATCACGCTGCCATTTGGGGGGAGCGGATGTTTGGACCCTATACGGGGGAGAGTTGGCGCATCGAAGAACTGTGGAACACGAAGAACGTGGATAGGTAGAAAAGGAGCCTCATCCAGATTGCCACATAAGCCCCAATCGCAAACCCAACTCCGACGCCAAGCCCGAACGATGCTACGAGTTCCATGGGTTGATCCGTTTCGGAAATGGCCGCTTCGACTTACGCAAGCCCGCGCGCTTGGCCTCGATCCTCGCCGCCTTGGCGATGCGCGGCACGTCTACCGTTGACGTGATCTTGCGATGACACCCGCGATCCAGCACGCGGCAGTTGTCCAACGTGTTCGCCCCGCCGTAAGCGTAGGGCACCGGATAGTGATCGTATTCCGCGCTTGTGATCTTGTACGGGATGGCGTGCGCACCGCATTCGCAATGCCCGCCAGATCGTTCCCAAGCCGCGCGCTTTACGGTTTCAGGAAAGGCGCGGGTCATCGGCTCATTCTCCGCTCGTTGCGCTGGTTGGCGTCTGACGCCTGCCATTCCGAAAACCGCATCTCGATGTATTTCATCTGAACTTTGCGGAGATTTGCTTCCTTCCGAGCGGCAACCATCTCTTCTAAGTACAGGTGCCATTCGGCGCTACCCTTGACCGTCATTTCTGCTTTGCTTACGGGCATGTCGCCAAGGGCGAGCATCCTCTCCGAAAGCGTTGCCGACTTGGTTTCTTCGAGGAGGTTGGCGGCGGCATCGGCATCAACCCAAGCCTTTGCGACTAAGCGGTATTGCTCGCTTAGTGGTCGCTCGTGCTGGGGCATTTCGGAAATGTCAGCCATAGCGCTTCCTCAGAACAATCGCCTTGATTGCATCACGGCTCACGTGCATGCCGTGCTTCATCTGCAATTTCACCTTGATGTCGTCTATTCCGTACCCCTTGGCCGCATAGTCGGCGATCCAGTCGTCACGGGTGGCGCGATCAAGGGCGAATGCTTCCGACCGCTCGCCTTTAACGATCCTGCGTTGCATCCTCGATCCCCATGGCGGCGCGGCACATCCGATAAGCGGATCTCACTTGCTGGCGGGCGGACGGCGACAAACCGTCCGCCTCGACGCATCGGCCTAGAGCTTTCATCGCGCTACTGATGACGAGCTGGTCATTGATCCGCTGCTCCATTTGCAAGCGCTCAATGGCCGCCAATAGATCGGCGTTAGTTCTTCCTGCGCGTTCGATGAGATCAGCGATCATAGCTGGCGCTCCGCGTATTCAGCGAGCAACTCGCCGATGGCCTCATCCTGCGTTGTGCCCTCACCCATTACGGCGCCGGGCTCCCAATCCTCCATTGTCGCGTACCAAAATTTGCCCGGCGATTGCCAGACGTAGACGGCGATATCCTTGTCGTCCTGGTCTTTGAGCTCGACCTTTGTCCATTCACGGCTCATGCTGTCGCCTCTTGGGCTTTCTCAATGGCGGCCTTCACCGCGAGGGCGCCCGCCGCATCCAGCGCCCAATACTCTTGCAGCACGTACCGATTGCGCTCGGCCCACGCGAGCACGGTGGACGGCTCGTCTTTGGCCGTCGCGATCCACGCAAGCGCCCGGTCGCCAAACTGACCTGATGCAACGCGATCCAGCGGCTTGCCATCCATCCAATCGACCAGCAGCGCAGGCCCGCCGATCTTGGCCATTCGTTCTTTCTTGGCTTCCTCGGCGACGATCTCCGTCGCCGTCAGGTCCATCGTGTGCCCGGCGTCCATTTCTTCGGCCACGTAGCTGCCTGCGGTTTCGTTCGGCCATCCTTTGCGGATCGCGTCGGCCTCCGTGCATTTGGCCATCATTGTTTCTGGCATCGTGTGCCAGTTGGTTTTCTTGGCATCCAACGACACGCGGCCCGTAGGTTTGCGGCGGCCGGTCTTCTCGTCATCCGCCCATTCCTCCTTTAGCGGGGCGCGCTCTTCCCATTTGAGCCGCGACGTGATCGGGTGCCATGCACCGTGCGAGTGCTGGTAAACCGTCACTTCGCACCACAGAAGCCCGCGCGGGTTGGCTGGACACTTGGCCTTGTCGTCGTAGCCAAAGCGCGGCGGTTGCTCGTCGGGTCGGTAGTTGCCGGCACGAGCGGCGATCTTGCGATAGAGGCCAATTCCGAGAACCGGCACGACACGCCGCGTCGGTTTGTCGGCATCGAACACAAAGAAATAGATGTCGCGGGTAAACGGGTTGGCGCCGTACAGCGTGCACCACTCCAACGCTTCATCGACCTCGACGCCGCGAAGATCTTTGCCGACAGTCGTCGTGAACAGTCGAAGGCGGCGCGGGTCGTTGCGTGTTAGGGCGCCCGTCTGGCGCAGAGGGACAATGTTAGCCATGGGCATCAATCCATTTTGATGGCGACAGTCACGCCGCCGTTGCTGAGCGTTGCGCCGGGCACGCTTTCTTTCGACTTGAGTGCGTCGAGCACCGCCTTGCGATCGAGCTTCGGCGGTTGCGGCTTCCAGTACTTCGACGGAATGTCGGCCTCGTTGATGATCTCGGCCTTGGGCGGGACCGCGCGGAGTGATGCGGTGCCAAGCGGCGTTTCCAGCCGCTTCATCTCCGCAACGCTCATCGCTTCGCAAAGCAATTGACGCAGCGTGTCGCGCTGTCGTTCAAAGCGTTCGCCGCGATCCTTCAAATCAGCCATCATGCTGGCGATGCCGTTCATCAGGCCGTTGAGTTCCGCGAGACGTTTGAAAGCGCGCTGCATTACCTCGTGCAGATTTGTTTCGCCTTCGACGGTGTTGGCGACCAACTCGGCATCGTCGCCGAGCAGGTCCGCCATATCCGCGATCATGTTGCGCGCCGTCTGCGTTTCGGCGGCCAGCACATGAGCTACGCCCCGGCGATCGTCCGAGCGATTTCCGCCATGCTTATTCCCAACAAAACTGCTGCCGTCAGAAGCAGAAGCAGTGACACCATGATCGTTATCGCGTTCAGCATTGTCAGCCCTATTGTCCATCATGTTGCGGCTCCAATCAGATACCCGATGACAAACGCGGCGCTGAGAAGCGCGCCGACTGCAATTGCGTTTTCGTTAGTCATTGACGCGACCTCCGTTTGATTTGTGATGCAGGGGCGGGCTTCGCCCCGCACGAGCCCTCTACGCCCGCCCCTGCCTTGCCGCTGCGCTGTTGATCTTCCCCGCGCGCAGCGGAAACTTCACCACCACGACCGCTTGATACGACGAGCGAGCGAGCGCTCCTGGTCAAGCTCGGCGATGGCGTCTCGAATGATTTCCTTGTGCTCGCGCTCAATCGCTTCTTTGAGAGCGTCGAAAAGTTGTGTGCCTTGCTTCACCGGCTGCCACTTGCGATCCTGGTCCGGCCCTTCATCGGTGTGCTGCCAGATCTCGACGACCTGGCCGCGAATATCCACGCCGAACTGGCCGTCGAAAATAAAGGGACTAATCCAATGGCCGTCGAGGCAGACGTGAGTCAGCTCGTCGAGCTCGAGGCGATCCAGATAAACGTCGATGGTTTCCATGTGTCAGCCCTCGGTTGCACCAGCCGACGGAGGGGAACCCTTGTTGCTGCTCAGGTGCCGGGAGAATGCGGCGCCGTCGGCTGGTGTGATTTGAAACGTAAGGCAAGCCCTGTCATTCGTCAACACTAATTTTACGCTTCGCCCGAAATTGTTAGTAAGCTGTTGATAACTCACAAATGATTAATTCCGCTTGACGTCGGCAAGGCTTGCCCTTACGATGGCTTCCATGGCAAAACCAGCAAAGCACAACCGGGACCGAGGATTGCAGCGCGTCATTGCCGTGACCGGCATTCGCGGGCTTGGCCGTATGTTGGGCATCCGTGGCCAATCAGTACAGGATTGGACACGTGTTCCCGCCGAGCGTGTGTTGCAGATTGAAGCTTTAACCGGCATTCCCCGCGAGGATATTCGACCTGATCTCTATGGTGCACCACGGCCGCGCCCTCTGCGACGCGGCGTTAACCTCGCCGCGTAACTCCTTGTAATTGTAGCGTTGCGTTCAAGCGCCGATTGTTTCGTCGGCGCTCACGGATTCATGTTGTGCGCTGGGTCGGCTCTCCTCTTGGGGCGCGCAACTCCACTCCTCCTGCCTCGTCCGTGAGCGCCGACGAAACGACCGACGACCAACCAAGCGAGGGCTGACGCATGGCATTTATTTGGACGGAAGAACGCATCAACGTGTTGCGGGAGTTGTGGGCTGACGGCTGGACGGCGAGCAAGATCGCAGAGCGACTGCCGACCTCGAGAAACGCGATCATCGGGAAGGTTCACCGCCTCGGCTTGCCGCCCCGCGCCATCTCATTCCGCAAGAAATCCGGCCCCAAGGGGCCACGGAACCCGGCAACCAAGGTTCACAACTACACGCACAAGGTTTTCGAGCCGCGCCAGGAAACGACGGCACGTAAGGCGCTGCGCCAAGCCTTTGCCGACAGCGTGACGGACTTTTCGGATTCGTATGAATACCTGGACCGGCTCGGCTTTGCCGCACAGCGTTCCGACGCGCCCAAGCCGCTTCCGCCGCAGCGCGAGACGGATATTCCCCGCATCGCCACCGTCGATCTCGAGCCGCACCATTGTCGGTGGGTTTGCGCGCCAGCCGGCCATATCGACACCAAGGTGCACTGCGGCTGCAAGACTGTTCCGGGCCTGCCTTATTGCCGCGACCACGCCGTGAGGGCCTATCGCCCGCCCGAGGCCGACAAGCGCGGCCAAGGTCTGAAGCGCTTCAGGTTGGAAGATCTGGACACGTTCGCAAGAGCCCGCCCGCGCTTCATCAATCACAAAGAGCCGGCCTAACAAACAACGCCCGCCACGGGGCGGGCTGAATGCCGAGTGGCGGGCGTTTGAGGTGTGCGGACTCAGTACAACGCACGTGACGTGAGCAGCAACAAAACTCTTGACAAGGCATATATGCCCATGAAACGCGGCACAATCAAGGCAATAGTGTTTGCGCTCGCTGCAGCATCCACATCCGCCGCAGCCGATGACACGCGCTACAGTTCCGACACCTACTGGCAAAAGACCTGGCGCGACTACGCCGCCGAGCGTGTCCACCGCCCATATCGCCATCGGCCCCAGGTTCGCGCGTGGAAGCACGTCCACAAGCCACCCGAGCCACCACCGATCCCCGCGCTTCACGCGGCCCGTTGCCTCGCTGAGACGCGGGCAGTCGGCAACCCACATCTGACCCAGGCCGAGGCCATGGAAAGCGCCAAGCGCCATTGGCAGGCCCAGGCCCGCTACGATCACGGAGAGCTTTACATGGACATTGACGCCGCTCGCCACGTCAAAGCCCGTTGCAGCCGCGCCGAGACCAACGAAACCGCTGCCGGCCGCATCGCTGAGACCGTCACGGGTGGCAATGCGTGGCGCCAGCGCTGCGAGATTGTTGCTCATCCCTGCCGGCCTGCGTTGGGCGAGGTGTCCAAATGAGCGGCCCCCGATTTGTGCGATTTTACGCAAGTGACTGGCGCTCCGGCTGCATCGGCATGACGCCCGAGGAGGAAGGTTTTTATATCCGCGTCTGCGCTCACTTTTGGGAAACCGGAGTTCGCGTGCCGCTCGATGACATGGACGCTGCGTCTCGGCTCATGCTGGACGTGCGCAAGTATCGCCGCCTCAAAACCAAGCTCATCGAAAAGGGAAAGCTGCATGTCGCGACAGACGGACTCTACAGCCCACGCTCAGAAACCGAATACGCCGCAGCAACCCGAGCCATCGGCAAAGAAGCCCCGCAAATCGATGTGGGAACCGCACGGGGACAGTCTGATGGTGAACACCAGAACGGGCGAGATCAGGTGGCGGGACGGGAGCATCGCGCGGATACCGTAACGAGCGAAGTCGCAGAGACTTCGACGACAAGTCCCGCAGAAGTCGTCGAGAACTGCGCCGAAAAAAGCAGCCAAATCAATGGCCCTCTAAAGAGCCAAAACCTGAGGCATAAAGAAAAGATTATCCCCCTAACCCCCAAAGGGGGACCGACGCCATCGCAGGCCCTTGAAGCGTTCAACGCCTACAACGCCACCGCGCTGCGCTGTGGGTTGCCGCAAGCCTCACGGATGACGCCCGACCGGCAGCGCAAGATCATCGCCCGGTTGCGGGACTACGGTTTGGATGGGTGGGACCGCGCGCTCAAAAATATCGAAACGTGCGATTTCCTGCGAGGCAGCAACAACACCGGATGGCGGGCAAGTCTCGACTTCCTGCTGCAAGCGTCGAGTTTCGCCAAGGCGCATGACGGCGTTTACGGCAGAGGCGCAGCACAACCCAAACCGATTTCTGACGCTGCCCGGCGCACGCAAACCGCCTTTGACGTGCTGGCGCGGATGCGCATGGAGGCCGCCCAATGAACACGCGATCCGACGCCCATGTGATGGCTATGCTTGAGCGGTTGGCGGCCGTGTTTGGCATGCCTCAGAACTTGACCGAAGAGGCGACGCCAAAATTCTTTGCGGAGTATGTCGCCGCGCTTTCCGGCTTTGATGCCACGACGCTCCGCAAGGCGGGCGACCGCGCCTTGCGGCACTGCAAGTGGTGGCCAAAGCCAGCCGAGCTGATCGACTTCTGCGAAGCCGCGTTGCCGACACCAACTGGCGACAGCGAAGCGCACCGGCTTATCAAACACCGCGACGAAATGGTGAAGCAGGCCGCCCGCGAATACATGATGCACAGCAAGTCATCGCTGGTCGATATGGCCATGTCCCAAGGTTGGGGCCGGAGCCTTGAGGACGTGGCCCGCGACGTGATCCGCCGCTGCTACGACCGCGACGGGCAGTTGCCGACGCCCGCCATGATGATGGCGTTCCGCATGCCGGCACAGGACGTGGAATACTACGCCGGCCACGGGCAATCGCACCTCGACTACGACGCGGCCATCATCCTTGCTGCGCGCGGCAAGGGGCCAAAGGTCGAACCGCTCGCGCCAATCTCACGCGAGGAGGCACCAGCCGTCACGGCCGCTCTGATCGAAGCGATGAAGGGCGGTGGAAAGATTTCCGGCGAGGCAAGCAAAGCGCAATGGGAGCGGGGGCGCATGGGCGAATTTGAAGCCATGCAGGAAGCGAGCCGCAACGCCGTGCATCGGCAGTCTCTATCGAGCACCTCGAGGCGCATGATGGGGGACCGCGAATGATCAATTCCGACCTTTCCCGCCGCGCTCAACAGATCATCTCCGTCATGGAGCAGATCGAAGAGATGAAGCTTGCCATCGCCGAAGCCTACGACGATGCAGCAAGCGAGGGTTACACCAAGTCAGCCCTGCGAGCGGCCATCAAGATTCATCGCCTAGACAAGCGCCAGCGCGCGAAGCACGACCAAGCGCAGGCGGATCTTGAAACCTATCTCGCTGAACTTGACGGGCGACACATGCAGGAGGCCGCAGAATGAAATACCTCACTTTAATCCTCCTCCTCGCCACCGGCGAGATTGACCGGCACGTGACGCCGGCTTGGGAATGCCGCGCCATTCAAACCGAATACGAACGCGCTCTAGCTGTTGGCGGCTCCATGGCGAGAGACGATGGTGTCAAAGTCTTGGAAATCAAATGTGAGGCGCCGACGTTTGTTGATCTGCTGACGTTGAGCAGCGACGGCCCATGCGAGGAGGAAGCATAAACATGACCGAACACACACTAGAGCAGCCAGCAATGCGCGTTGTTGCCGCCCTGCAAAGCGCATCGCCGCACGCGATGCCGGTAAACGTGCTGCGAATTGAACAAGAGGCGGCGTCGATTGTGTTTGATCTGGACGGCGCCAGCTACAAGCTCTCCCTCTCGCGCGTGCCAAGCCAGCGCAAGCGGGGTGGCGCATGATCTCTAAGCGATCAACGATCCATCGCGTCCCGAGGCGGCAATGCTGTGACTGCGGGGGCGACGTGCCGTCATTCCAAGCCCCGCGGTGCCATCCCTGCGCCTACAAGCGCCGAATGGAACGCAACCGCCAATCGTCAAGGATCTCATATGCCAAGCAAAAGCATCGGAAAAATGAAGCTCACAACCGACAAGGAAACGGGCAGAACCAAGCTGACCCGCGTCCATGCGTATGACGCCAGCAAGCAGCGCCGCATTGCCAAGAGCAAAACGGTAAGGGTTAAACGATGACAAGCCGCGAGCGGCGATTAGCGCGCCGGTTGGTGAGGCAAATGATGAAATCAACTTACACGAGCGCCGAGAAAGTGACTGCGATAACTGCGGCGGCGCTGGCACTCATCCGCATTGCGAAGGAGCAACCATGACAACGCACTGCCGCATAGGCCGCATAACGCCAACCGAAGCCGGGCTCCGCTGCCGAGAGTTCATGAACTGGCTATTCGAGCGCCCGCTCAAGACGCCGACAGACTGGACTATGACCCGCTTCATGAGGATTGAATGACTATCTGGCGCGTCATCACCGCTGCCCCACACCATGAACTGCACGTCGCCGCCGAGTGCCGCCGTGGTCTCGGGCTGTTGACGCTGGTCCCAACGGAGCGCCACCGCGTTCGCACGCGCGGCAGGGGCGGCCAGCCCGTCATCGTCACCCGCGAGCGTCCATTGATGCCGCCCTACATTTTCGTCGGTTCAAAGGTAGGGGACATACCCTGGCGCGACGTGATGGAGCTCCGGCACGTCCGCAACGTCATTCAGTTCGCCGGCGAGCCTGCGTTGCTCAACGACCGTGAGATCGAGCGCATTCGAGATCTGGCGAAGGAAGTCGTTGACGCCGGATGGCAGGCAGGACAGCGCGTCACCATCGCCGACGGGCCATTCCGTTCGATTGAGGCGCTGATCGCCGCCGTCCGTGATAAGACGGTGACGGTCACGGTGCCACTGTTCGGCTCGGAGCGCGATGTCGAGTTGCGTGTAGATCAGATTGAAAAGGTTGCTTGATTCGCCCCGCAAATCAATTTAGACGGAATTGTGAGACGAGCGCCCGCCGTGGCTAGTGTAGCCTGCCACGCTAGTTAGTCAGGTTCGCGCCCTCGGCAACTGCGTTGCCACCTAATCCAGAAAAGCGCCAAAAATCGTGAACTTCAATGATCTGCGCGGCACGCTGCATCAACTGTGCAGCATCGCCGCCCTCGCTCTTGCCATCGCCGCCACGCTGAAACTCTTCGGCGTTCTCACCCTGCGCCCTGGAGTGATCGAGATGTGCGCGGTGAGCATTGCGCTGAGCTTGGTAAAATGACCGAGCGCGAAGCTGACGAGGCCGAGCTGGCGCTTCTTAGATTTGTGTTATTCTGCAGGGCGTTAGGCCTATCCCCGACGCAGATGATGGCCGTTGCCGCAGTCAAGATGCCTGCAATGTATTACGGAGCGTATGAGCCGGAAGCAACCGTGCATTAGGATCATAGCGCCATGAAAAAACTCGATAATTTCATCCGGGCCATGCTCGGCAATCTCGACGCCACCGGCCTGATGTGGGCACGGATCGGCGTGATTGTGCTGATCGTTGCCGCCGCGATGTCGTGGGGCTTCGGCGCCGAGGTATCCTGGAAGCACGCCGCCTTCCTCGCTTGCTTGACGTTTGTCGCCGCCTTCGGCCCTGAAGCTGCGCACCGTGCCTTCACCGATGGCCGCAAGACGGCCGGCATCGTCATTGCCCTCATTTGCGCGCCGCTGCTGGCGATCGAGTTCTACAGCCACGCCGGCTATACGGCCGGTCTGCGCGGCCACAATATCGAGACGACCGCCGTGCAGAACGTCCGTTACGACCAGCGCCAAGACGACGTGAAGGAAGGCAAGGCCAGTCTCGTCCTGTGGGAAAAGCGCCTTGCTGATCTCGAGGCCGCCAACGCTTGGTCAGCCACAGTCACTGCGGAAGCGCTCCGAGCTCAACTCGCGAGCGCAAACCTCGCCATTGAGCAGGAAGCCGCTCGAGGTGGCTGCAAGTCTCGCTGCCTCGCCCGCACCAAGGAGCGCGACGAACTGGCCAGCAAGATTGCCATCGCCGAGGAAAAGTCTGAGCTGACCGGCAAGATCGAAGCCACCAAGCGCGTGCTCGCCAAAGCTCGAGATACCGCCGCCGTCACGGAGCACAAATCGAGCCCGGTGGTGCACCAGAATGAATTTCTCGCTAAGGCTGTAACGCTGGTCAGCACCGGTGGCCTCGAGCCCACGCCCCACGTTCAGGCCGCCGCCGAGCAATCAACCAACCTCGCCATGGCCATCGCCGGAACTGGATTGCCGGCTTTCTGTTTCGTGCTGGCTGGCCTCTACCGCCGAGAGCAAGACGACCACACCATTGGGCAGGCCGCCGAGAACCATGGGCAAGCGCTCTCCCTCGCCAAGCCCTACACGGCGCCTGCCCATCCTAACAGCACCACGATCATGATTAACGAAAGCGCCCTAAAGCGTTGGGCACAACGTAGGGACGTTGCACACCTGCTAAAGGTTGCATGACGATGTGCGAACCAATGAAGTGCGAGGTCTGCGGCCTGTCCGTGCTTGATATTCCGCCACAATGGAGGTTTGTCGATAAAAACGGCAAACTTGTCTGCAAACACTGGTTTGGAACGCCGGCTAAGTTGCCGAATTGATTAATTGAATTGCTTTCATAGGAAATCAAAGCGTGCCAAAGGGCGGCAAACGACCGGGGGCTGGACGCAAGAAGGGCTCCGTCACCAAGGCGACGATCTATCGTCAGGAGATGCAGGCGCGTGCTGTCGCCGACGGCATATCGCCGCTTGACGTGATGATAACAGCGATGCGCCGAGCGTGGGAGAGCGGCGACGTTAAGGAGGCCGTGTCCCATGCTGAGAAGGCGGCGCCTTACGTACACAACCGGCTGGCCGCGGTTGACCACACGTCAGCCGGCAAGGAACTAGAAGCCCTAACGGTGCTGTCATCCGTACCACGCGAGGACGATGCAGACGCATCAATCGACGCAGCCACGCCGTCGCATCATTGATCTCGGCTACCGGCCGCGTGAGCAGTTTGTCCCGTTCCATAAGCGTCGTCAGCGTTGGGCCTGCCTCGTGGCTCACCGTCGTGCCGGCAAGACCGTTGCGTGCGTCATGGATCTCGTGGATGCCGCGTTGAGATGCAAGAAAGAAGAAGGCCGCTTCGGGTATGTGGCCCCGTACTACGTCCAGGCTAAGGACGCCGCCTGGACCTATGCTAAACGCTTCACCACGCCCATTCCTGGCGTCACCATCAATGAAAGCGAGCTGCGGATCGACTTTGCCCACAACGGCGCTCGGCTTCGGCTGTATGGCGCCGACAACTACGACCGGATGCGCGGCTCGTACTTCGACGGTTGCATCTTAGACGAATATGGCGACATGCACCCGGCCGCGTGGCCTGAAGTCATCCGCCCCATGCTCGCCGATCGTAAGGGTTGGGCAGTCTTCATTGGCACGCCAAAGGGTCGAAACGATTTCTTTAAGGTGTGGGACCACGCCCAGGGCGACCCCAATTGGTTCGAGATGGTTCTCAAAGGATCGGACAGCGGCCTGCTTGACGACGAAGAACTGGACGGCATGCGCCGCGAGATGACGCCGGAGCAGTATGAACAAGAGGTTGAGTGCAATTTCAACGCGGCCGTCGTTGGTGCCTACTACGGACGCGAGATTGCCGACGCTGAAGCGGCTGGACGAATTGGCAAGGTGGACTACGACCCGGCCTTGCCCGTGCATACAGCCTGGGATCTCGGCATCGGGGACAGTACTGCGATATGGTTTTTCCAGGTCGCCCCTGGTGGCATCCGGGTCGTGGACTACTACGAGGCCAATAGTCAGCCGTTGAGCCACTACGCCGCCGTGCTTGCCTCGAGAGGTTACGTCTACGCCGACGACTGGGTGCCGCACGACGCCCGCGCACGAGAGCTTGGCACGGGTCGCACTCGTGTCGAGACGCTGATGGAATTGAAGCGCAAGCCGCGCCTGGTGCCGGCTCACACGGTCATGGACGGCATCAACGCCGCCCGCGTGAGCTTCCCGCGCATCTGGTTTGACGAGGTGCGCTGCCGACAGGGCCTCGAGGCGTTGCGCCAGTATCGCTCGGCCTATGACGAAAAACTGAAAGTATTTAAGGACGCGCCGCTGCACGACTGGACATCACACGCTGCCGACGCCTTCCGGTATTTGGCAATGGCATGGCGCGAGATGCAGCCGTCGGCCCGGCCACGCGATCCGATCAAGGAACTGATCAAGCCGCGCACCATGTCTGAGGTGCTTGGCAACATAGGCGACGACGATCTTGATGACTGATCAGATGAGCCCCGCGCAAGCGGCACAGCATTGGCAGCAGCAGATCGAGGCTGCCGAGCGTGACGTTCGCGAGTGGGGCGACAACGGCGACAAGATCCAGAAGCGCTATCGCGCCGAAAAGGACGCGAGCGCCAAAGCCCGTCGCGTCAAGCGCTTTTCGATTCTGTATTCGAACACCGAGACTCTCAAGGCCGCGCTCTATGCGCGCACGCCGAAGCCGGATGTGCGCCGGCGGTTTGGTGACCGCAACCCGGTCGCCCGAACGGCGGCCGAAATCCTCGAGCGCGTACTATCTTATTGCTCCGACAATACCGGACACGACCGCGCGTATCGGGCTGGCGTGCATGACCTGACGCTGCCCGGCCGAGGCGTCGTGAGGCTGCTGTATGAAGCCCGCATGGCCCAGGTGCCGCAGGTTGATCCAATGACCGGCCAGCCGGCAATGGGCCCCGATGGCCAGCCGGTGATGGCTGAGCAAGTGGCCGATCAGAAAGTGCTCGAGCAGCACGTCTACTGGCGCGATGTGTTGATGGAGCCGGCCCGCTGCTGGCGCGAAGTCACGTGGGTGGGTTTTCGCCACCGCATGACGCGCGAGGATCTTGAGGCCAACGGCTTCGAAGATGTAACCGAGGTGCCGCTTAACTACGTCGCCGACGCATCGGATCGTCAGGCCCATGAGGTGCC